GTTGTACATTAACACCAAATGGTCAATTCTTCCGAACTGACAAGGCTGGTTTCTTACCTGCTATGATGGAAGAGATGTATGAAGACCGTAAGAAGTTTAAGAAATTATATCTTCAAGCCAAACAGGAGTATGAAAATGAAAGAGATGAAACCAAACGATACGAAATCGACAAAAGAATTGCCAGATACAACAACCTACAACTCGCAAAGAAAGTATCACTTAACTCCGCTTACGGTGCTTTGGGAAGCCAGTATTTTAGGTTTTATGACTTACGGATGGCTCTTGCAGTCACTACGGCAGGCCAATTCTCGATTCGTTGGATCGAAGCAAAAATAAACAGTTATGTAAACAAGATACTGGAAACTGATAATGTGGACTATGTTATTGCGAGTGATACTGACTCTATCTATCTCCGTCTTGACGGCTTGGTTAATAAGTTTGTCAGTAAGCCATCTGATGATATTGACAAGACGATCCGATTCATGGATAAAGTCTGTGAGAATAAAATTCAACCTTTTATTGACGAGAGTTATCAGGAGTTGGCAGACTACGTTAAAGCATTTTCACAAAAGATGCAAATGAAACGTGAAGCGTTGTGTAACAAAGGTGTATGGACTGCCAAGAAGCGTTACATTCTGAATGTATACAACAATGAGGGTGTACAGTATCACGAACCACAGATGAAGGTGATGGGTCTTGAGATGATTAAGTCTTCTACACCATCAGCCATTCGTGAGAAGATGAGAGAGATTATTAAGTTGATGATGACTGGTAATGAACAGGACATCCAAGACTTTATTGCCAAGTTCAGAGAAGACTTTAATAAGTTGCCACCTGAAGAGATATCTTTTCCCCGTGGCATGAATGGCTTGGCTACATACTCGGATGCAATGACACTATATAAAAAAGGTACACCAATTCATGTCAAAGGTGCTATTCTATACAATCATAATCTAAAGAAACTGGAACTTACCAAAAAGTATCCGTTGATTCAAGAGGGTGAAAAGATTAAATTCACTTATCTTAAATTACCAAATCCATTCAAAGATACGGTAATTTCATATCCATCTCGGTTACCGGCAGAGTTTGAGCTTGACAAATATGTAGATTATGAGTTACAATTCAACAAAGCTTTTCTTGATCCAATCAAAGTTATTCTAGATTGTATGAAATGGCAAGTAGAAAAAACTAATTCTCTAGAGGACTTCTTCTCATGACTTTTCTAACATTGTTGACAGCACTAGCGTTATCTGGTGTTTCAGCATATTATTCAGTTATCGGTTTGGCTGCAATATTTCCAGGTTCATTCTGGCCTATTATTATAATGGGTTCAGTACTGGAGATGGCCAAACTTGTAACTGTATCTTGGTTGTATCGTAATTGGAAAACATGTCCGTTGTTAATGAAATCTTATTATGTAACAGCTTGTGTTATATTGATGTTGATTACCTCGATGGGTATATTTGGTTATTTGTCTAAGGCACACTTAGAACATTCAGCCGATACTGCACCATTGTCAGATAAAGTTGCAATGTTAGATGAGAAAATTAAAACTGAAAAGGAGAACATGGATGGCAATCGTAAGATTCTCAAACAACTTGATGAGGGAGTGGACCAAGTTATGGCACGATCCTCGGACGAGAAAGGTGCGGACAAAGCAGTCGCCATCCGCAAAGCCCAACAGAAAGACCGTAGCCGCATTAGCCAAGAAATTCAAGAGTCGCAGAGATCCATTAATGTGCTTAACGAAGAAAGAGCACCTCTTAATGTGGCGTTACAGAAGGCAGAATCGGACTTTGGTCCAATCAAGTATGTTGCTGAGTTAGTCTATGGATCTGGTGAGAGAGATTTAATTGACAAGGCGGTTAGATTGGTCATCATGTTAATTATGACTGTATTTGATCCATTGGCTATACTATTATTAATATCAGCTAACATGACATGGAAAATTAAAGAAGAACCTGAACCTGAAAATCCTGAACAGGAATTTTTTGATAAAGTCGGAGATATATCCAAAAAACTGGATGACGATGCTGTTCAAATTAAGAAAGGTAACTTAGCTACAATTTTAGAGAAGAGTGAGCCAAAGAAAGAACTTAAACCTAAGTATGATTATGATGAACCGTTTGCATTCAAAGAGAAGAATCAAACGGATGGTGGAACATTTTAAAGGATGAAACTATGAGTATATTAGACAAAATTAAAAAGAACAGTAGCATTAAAGATTCAGCCGTTTTGGCCAAATCTAAATTCTTCAATGCAAAAGATATGATTCAAACTGCGGTGCCGATTATCAATGTGGCACTTTCTGGTAAGTTGGACGGTGGTCTAACTCCAGGTCTTACAATGTGGGCAGGTCCATCTAAACATTTTAAGACAGCATTCTCGTTATTGATGGCCAAATCTTATTTGGACAAATATGAAGATGCTGCCTTATTGTTTTATGATAGCGAGTTTGGTACTCCTCAGTCTTATTTTGATTCGTTTGGTATTGACACTAATCGTGTCTTACATACACCACTTACCGATATAGAACAATTAAAATTTGATATCATGTCACAGTTAACGCAATTGGAGCGTGGTGATAAATTGATTATCATTGTAGATTCGATTGGTAACTTAGCATCCAAGAAAGAAGTTGAAGATGCCTTGGCTGAAAAATCTGTGGCTGATATGTCGAGAGCCAAACAAGTTAAATCATTATTCAGAATGGTAACACCACACTTAAATTTAAAAGACATTCCAATGATTGTAGTTAATCATACTTACATGGAAATTGGAATGTTCCCGAAAGCAATTGTTGGTGGTGGTACAGGTTCATACTATTCTGCCGACAACATCTTCATCATTGGTCGCCAACAAGAAAAAGAAGGAACAGAAGTTGTTGGTTACAATTTTATAATCAACGTAGAGAAATCAAGATATGTTAAAGAAAAATCTAAAATACCTGTCACCGTATCTTTTGATGGTGGTATTAGTAAGTGGAGTGGTTTGCTTGACCTTGCTATTGAATCCGGCCATGTGGTTAAGCCATCTAACGGCTGGTATTCCAAAGTAGATGAAGATGGTGTAATTGAAGATAAGAAATATCGTATTAAAGAAACTGATATTAAAGAGTTTTGGTTACCTATACTTAAACAGAAAACATTCCAAGATTTCATCGGAAACAAATACAGCGTAACTTCTGGCAACATTATGAACTATGGTGATGTGGAGGAAACATTTGAAGTAGAAACCATGAATGGAGTCTAACATGATTGAAGGCATAGATTATTGCTTCATTTATCCAAAAGATGAAAATGCAATTGCACATATTAAATTTCTAGCTGGACCGTATACAAATACCACATTCAAATACGGTAAAGTAAAAATAAAAGAGGAACCTGACGGAGCCCATTTACTTTTTGCTTATGATGTGTTAGAATCACCAGTTATGAAGCCAAATAAGTTGGAGAAGGATGATGCCTTCAAAAACTACATTGGTGATTTATTGGTAGAGATAATGACTTCCAACATGGAACAGGATATAATTGATGAAACTAGAGCAGACGATATTAAAGAACCTGATTTATAATGATGAATATTTACGAAAAGTATTACCATTTCTAAAAGGTGAATATTTTACAGATAGAACCGAAAGACTGATATTCAATGAAGTACTCTCGTTCACAAACACTTACAATTCTACACCATCGATTGAAGCAGTTGAATTGGCCATCAAAGAGAAACGAAATCTCTCAAATGATGAAGTGGAACTCTCAGAGACTTATCTTAAAGAAATTGTATCAATTAAAGACCAAGAATCCAAACTTCAATGGCTCGTTGACAAAACCGAGTCCTTTGTTCAAGAGAAAGCCATTTACAATGCAGTATTGGGTTCTATTTCAATCTTGGATGGCAAAGACAAAACCCAAGAGAAAGGTGCGATTCCCAAGATATTATCAGACGCTCTGGCGGTAAGTTTTGATAATTCTGTTGGCCACGATTACTTAGAAAACTCGGATGAACGATATGAATTCTACCACAGAAAAGAAGAACGAATCCCATTTGACCTCGAATACTTTAACAAAATCACCAAGGGTGGCCTTCCTGCCAAGACACTTAACATTGCATTGGCTGGAACTGGTGTGGGTAAGTCTTTGTTTATGTGTCATGTTGCCGCTGGCTGTATGTCTCAGGGTAAGAATGTATTGTATATCACTATGGAAATGGCTGAGGAACGCATTGCTGAAAGGATAGATGCGAATCTACTAGACACAACTGTTGACTCTCTGGTTGAATTACCAAAAGAAATGTTCGATAGAAAGATAGCCAGACTCCGTGAAAAGACCACAGGTAAGTTAATCATCAAAGAGTATCCTACCGCATCAGCATCCTCTATACATTTTAGGACTCTATTAAATGAACTTAATCTCAAAAAGTCTTTTGTTCCTGATATTATCTTCATTGATTATCTTAACATTTGTTGTTCTGCAAGAATCAAAGCTTCAGCCAACGTCAATTCTTATACCTATGTTAAAGCCATTGCAGAAGAATTGCGAGGTCTTGCTGTTGAATTCGGAGTACCAATTGTTAGTGCAACACAAACAACAAGGTCAGGTTTTGGTTCTTCAGACCCCGGACTCGAAGACACAAGTGAGTCTTTTGGTTTGCCCGCTACAGCTGATTTAATGTTTGCTTTGATATCATCTGAAGAACTAGAATCGGTTGGCCAAATCATGGTGAAACAATTGAAGAATAGATATAATGATCCAACATATTTCAAAAGATTTACTTTGGGTATTGATAGATCAAAGATGAAACTATTTGACATAGCACAGTCTGAACAAGAAAACATTGTTGATTCTGGCCAAGATAAACCACTTAATACATTTGGTATGCGTGAAAAGAAATTTGATGGATTTAAAGTATGAATTTAACTAAAGATGAGGCTCTAGTTTGTGCCAAAGCCTTTGAAGACTATTTTGGTAATTTTGACCGAATAGACCAATACATGAAAGACCAAAAGTTAAATTCTTTGGCTGACCTTTCTACGAATCCATTGTTTCCAATTGAAGATGATTTGTTTTCGGATTTCTCTATGCATCCTAATGATATGGATATTGATGTGTGTGAGATTAATCCTGATACTTGGGAAACTTTGTTGAACATTACCTCATCACATGTTAATATTGCACCTGTTGGTCGTAATGTGAAGTTGGCTGTGAAAGAAAAGAACACCGATAAAGTTCTTGGATTCATCCGCCTTGGGTCTCCTGTGATTAATTGTAAACCACGTAACGATATGCTTGGCCAAGTCTTTACACAACAACCTGAGTGGGGTAAACGATTTAATGGTTCTACTATGATGGGTTTTGTTATTGTGCCATCACAACCATTTGGTTTCAATTATCTTGGTGGTAAACTTTTGGCTGCCATTTGTTGTTCACATAAAGTCCGTGAGATTGTAAATGCCAAATATAACATGAACCTATGTTTGTTTGAAACAACCAGTCTATATGGTTCTTCTAAACAAGTATCACAGTATGATGGTATGAAACCATATATTAGATACAAAGGTCTTACAGATTCCGATTTCTTACCAATGATGCATGGCAAACCATATTCTGAACTAAGAGACTTTGTGGAATCTAAAGTTGGTAAGATTGTTGAAGATGATATCTCAAGTAAGAAATTAAAAATTTCTATGAAGATTATTTCTATGACCAAGGCTGCACTTAAAGGTCATCCAGAAGCGGTTGCGTTTCAATCTACTATTGATAATGCTAAAAAGTTGACAGAACAGAAACGTTATTATGTTTCCAACTATGGTTTTAGTAACTATATTGACTACATTTGTTGCCGAACTGATACACTCATTAAAGATAAAGAGAACTATGATAAGTTTGAATTGGAAAATGTAGTAAAATGGTGGAAGACTAAAGCAAGTAATCGTTATGAGTCTCTCAAGACTGATGGCAGATTAAGGTCTGAGTTGGAGGTTTGGACTTCTGGAAAGGAGATCCAAATCATCAGATAAATAGTTCATTATTAGGGAGATTTCAATGGGTGTATTATCAGCAGCAGACTTTTTTAAAGAACCAACAGGTTCTAGGCCTGACCGCAAAATGATTATTTTAAACAAATATAAAAATGAAGAAGCATTTGAAATGTCAAGTGGTTCTCCTGTTGTGTTTAAATTTGAAAAATCTGTCTATGATAAAATAGCAGCACTAATTCCTGGCGATAACAAGGGTTATAATTCTATTGTCTTAAAAGATAAAAAAAATAAATCATATAACTTAAATAAAATATCCAAGAGTAAAGAACTTGGAGGCGGCGGTGGTTCTGGTGCTGGTGCAGAGAATACCAAGATGAATGAATCTTCTGTCTGTTTATGGTGTGCTGTATATAAAGAATATGGTGTAGCTGATAAAAATGCAGTCGTAAAATATTATAAAGATGTTAAGAATCTTTATGTTGTAGACGAATCGGATAAAAACATGATTTCACAAACAGATGAAGCATGGTTAAAACACTATGAAAGGTGCGCTGCATTTTTAGTAAATGGACTATTCAAATCAGACGATTACATTTTTCACCGTGGTTCTGAACTTGTTGATATGATTAATAAAAAGTTTGCTGAACTCAACAAAAAAATGGAAATTCCTTTTGCTAATATAAACAAATGGTCGCCAGCCGATATTTGGGTTATCAGAAAAGGTTTTAAATTTGATATTTCGGAATGTCAAACATTAGATTGTTTGAATCGTGATTTATTAAATGCTTTGAAAGATAGAAATCTGATTGGTATTTCATTGAAGAAGACGATGAATAGTATCCATCAAACAAATTATAACGTAGGTGAAAAAAGAGCACCTATGGTCTGGAATGGATTCAGAGTTAAAGCTGAAAAGAAAGATTCAAATATACTCTCATCAAAAGACGTTTATGTTTATGGTAAAGGTGAAGATGAGATTGAAATGCAATTACGTTCTTTTGCAGAGTTATCTGGATGGCAGGGTGAACTAATTGGTTCTGTGGCCAAATATGGAAAGATAGCATATGGACCAATCAATTTAATTTTGAAAGATTTAAGTTTGTCAGAATTACCAAATCAACAATCAATCATTGGATTAGCTAGATCTAAAGATGAAAAATTAATTAAAGAGTTATATAAAACTTTTTCCAAATATGCTGAACCTGGAATGTCTGAAGAATCGTTCATATCAGCTTGTCAGTCTAAAGAAACATCTTCAGATAAAATTTACTCAAAGTACTTGGGTGTTAAGTTGATTGATATACTTATGTCAACAACTGAGAAGAATAGAAACTCATTCGTACAAGGTGCTCTGGGTTATGCTCTTTCAAACACAAAAAATAGTGCTCCATTTATTAAGGTATCATAATGGCTTTATCACAATTTGACAAAATCTTAAAAGAATACCGTGATTCAGATAATGATTACGGTTTCTCTGCCGTATCTGAAGAAGAATACAATGCAGCCATCAACAAGGCTGTAACAGCAGATGACTATAAAGAAAGACTGGAAAGGGTAGAGAAGATAATCATACCGTTTTTGACCAAGTTACATTCTACTGGAGACAAAGAATACATATATTGGCCAAACAGAGTTCCTGCTCTTGAGGAACAAATACAAAGGATACTTGAATTAACTAGAGGATAATTATGACTAATGCGACCGTGATTATACCGACCACAGGGGCACCTACGGTTCGGAATGCAATTGAATCTGTATTGAATCAAACTGAACCGACTACATGTTATCTTGTATGTGACGGTAAACAGTTCTCAGGAGCTACCAAAATTATAGCGGATGATTACCTTGGTAATCCAAACTTTAAGGTAGCATATTTACCTATTAATGTTGGAGCTAATGGATTTTACGGACACCGTATATATGCAGCTTTTACTCACCTAATTGAGACTGAATTTGTGGGATATTTGGATCAGGATTGTTGGCTAGAAAATAACCACATAGAAAGTTCAATAGAAACAATACGTTCTAGAGGTCTTGCTTGGTCATATTCTCTGAGAAAAATATGTGGTAAACTTGGTGATTATATTTGTAATGATGACTGTGAGTCTCTTGGTAAGTGGAAAACATATCATGGTATTAATCATGTAGATACAAATTCTTATTGCCTTCGGACTCATATTGCAGTAAAATTAGCATCTGTATGGCATGGTGGTTGGGGCCAAGATAGAGCATTCTATTCCGTTCTTGTTCAGAATGTTGACAACTATGGATGTACGGGTGAATATACAGTTAATTATCGAGTAGATGGTAATGCTGGTTCCGTGAACGCAGAGTTCTTTCAAAACGGAAACAAAATAATGAATGAAAAATATAATGGAGAATTCCCTTGGAAAAAGAAAATGACATCGTAATTGGTTTTATAACAGGTTATAAATTTGAAAAAATTGCACCTTGGGTAAATTCACTTCTACAATCTGGCTTTCAAGGCCAGAAATGGATGATATGTTATAATATTGAACAGGAAGTAATAGACAAATTAAAGAGTCTAGGATTCAATGTTCATAATTTTATAGTTGAGGGACAATTCAACATTGTCAATATTCGATTCTTGCACATTTGGCAATTACTCAAAACACTTCCAGAAAAACCAAGATACATTATTAATACTGATGTAGCCGATGTTATATTTCAAAGTGATCCGTCTATCTGGTTGGAAGCAAACTTAAAAGATAAAAAATTATGTGTCGCTTCAGAATCTTTAAAATACAAAGATGAAGCCTGGGGTATTCACAACATGTATCAATCTTTTGGTCCAATTGCAGCAGAACATATGGCTGATAGAGCCATTTACAATGCTGGCACAACTGCTGGTGTTTATGAAGAGTATTTGGATTTTTGTTATAATGTTAGTTTACTATGTAATGGTGCTCCACAATTTGTAGAGGGTGGTGGAGGACCAGATCAAGCTGCAGTTAATCTATTGTTATCACTTAAGCCTTATAGTGATATAACATATTTTGTTGAACACGATACTCCTTGGGCATGTCAATGTGGCACAACCGTTGATCCAAATAAAATAGAAAACTTCAGGCCAAATCTTTTGGGTGGTGAACCCATATTTGAAGATGGATGTGTTTATAATAATGTTGGCCAAAAATATGTAATGGTACATCAATACAACAGAGTACCTAAATGGAAAAAAATATTAGAGGAGAAATACAAATGAAATTATGTTTCGTAGTTCATAGATACGCTCCTTTTCCTGGTGGTTCTGAATATTATGTCCAACAAATGGCTGAAGAAGCTTTGTCAAG